AGCAAGTGATTTTGATAATGCATCGGTCAAATCTATTGGCTGTGAGTTTGCTCCACTCGCTGTTGATGAACTTGACTCACTCCCCAACGGGTTGATCTCGTCAATTCCAAGAAAAGCATTTTTCGCATTTTTAGCACTATCCGCGACGCCATCTATGGAATCACTTGTATCATCTGCATTATCTGCTAATTCTCCAAGCGCATCAGAATAACCCGCACTTGATTGTCCAATAATTTTAGATAAGTCAATTCCTAACATTGAACTTACCCAATCGAATAATCTTCTAATCGCAATAACTAAACCGTTAACATATGGAAGAACGCTTGCAACTACTGGAAGAAACATATTTCCTATAGTTCTTGAAAGTGCAGCGAAATTATTTTGAAGTAGCCTTAATTGATTTGATGGAGACATAATCGTATTTGCTAAATCACCATAAGCAGCTTTTGATTGGTCAAGAATTGCAATTGCTCTTAATTGCATTTTCTCGCCTTGAGTCATATCTTTAACGGATTTCTCAATTCCCGCCGCGTAAGCATATTGTTGCAATGTAGCCACGGTGGTATCAATGCCCAGCTTGTAAAGTGCGCGACTTTGACCGATTAAGCCTGACGTAAAGGCAGTTTGAATAGAACTTTGGCTTAAGTTTCTAAATGAACTCATATCACCACTAAGCATTGTTAATGCTTTTGCGGTAGTTGTTCCCGCTTCGCCGGTCAATCCTAACGAGTTTGTTACTTGTTCAAGTCCCGCGCTATAATTTGTCAATGATGTTACATCAAGACCAAGATTTGACGATTGATTATCTGTGAGCGTTCCATTTGCATTCATATTGAATCCACTCATTTTAGAAATGGTTTCCGTCATTCTATCCTGGAATGAATCTCCGTAACTTTGAGCGTTTTCATATCCGTACTTTGCATAGTCCTTTGACCATTCATCTGATACCTTACCCATTGTTACATTGTAGAAATTGTACTGTTCTATGTAATCCATAGATGACGTGATTGCGCTTCCAAGACCTTTAAATGCTTTTATCAACACATAATAATTTGCATACAACTTTCCGATTTGACTAGCAAGTGATTTGGAACTTACTGTTGCGTTCTTGGCTGACGAATCGTAAGACTTTAAGCCATTAGCCATAGATTTACTAGCGCTGCCTACTTTTGAACCTTGTGCGCTTAAATTAGCCATTGCTGTAGTCATTTTGATTAGATTACTCGATACGTTTGGAGCCTTTGAAAGCGTTGTCATTAACTCAGTTAAGGCTTTCCCTAGTAATGGCATATTGGTAATAGCATTGCTTGTACCTTTATTACCGAATTTAGCAATGCTTTTAACAACCTCTCCTAGTTCTATCGCATTTTTAGATACAGAACTAAGACCCGATAATGATTTTGCCATTTCCGTTAATGAATCAGCTGTATAGTTTAATGCTGCGGGTCTTACATTTGCTAATTTCGTTATATTGCTCGCAAGTCTTGTGAAATCAGTTGTCTTGACACTGTTCATTCCTTGCATAGCGGTTGATAATTTAGCTACACCATTTGAAAGGCCTTGAAGTCCACTTCCATTTAATCCAGTTAAACTAGATTTAACTCCGTTCAGTTTTGAAATTAAGCTATCAAGTTGTGTGTTTGCACTACTCGCATCCGACTTAATCTTTACCTCAAGGCGGTCTAGTTCGCCCATAAATTCCACCACCCTTCAATGATTACTAGATGGCGCTCTGGGCGCTCTGATTTATTTATTGTCCTAATCCTTGCGATTCTAACGATTTCGCCCATGTAGCCATTTCGGCGACCGCTTGACGTTCATTGATTTCGATATCATCTGGTTCTTTTTTATTACTAGCCGTAAAGAACTCAATTGGCTTTTCTGGGAACTTACCACCGAATGCCGTACTAATTGCTAACTTTGTATATATTCCATTAAGATAAGCAATAGATTCTTGGTCTTTTAAGTCAAGCTTTCGTTTTCTTTCAAATGAAATTCTATATGGAGCTAGCTTTGTTGGGTTCAAATGTGGAAATCGTTCATCGGAAATGCCATACATTAATGCATTTGGCATAAATTCATTATTTATTAATTCTGTAAAGTTGATGGGACCTTCTTCTTGTGTCCTTGTAGTTTCGGAGCTGTTAATTTCTTCGCATTCTCGGTCAGTGTCTCCAATACTGCTGTCAGACCGATTAAATCTAAAAAACCATCTGTTTCCATTTGCTTATTTAATGCAGCAAAAACACCATAGAAATTGGCATCTTTCTTGCCCTTATTTTCATTAAAATATTGTTTGAGAAGTTCCTTTGCCGTTGACATACTATCAACTGGATTATGTTCAAGTAATCCCGCATAAAATAATGTAGCGACTGTACTTGGTTTTCCCGCCATTGAAACTAATACTTTCCCCGCATCACCTTGCATCGAACCATCTGCGGAATTTGCTACTAAATCAAAAAGTGAAGTAACGCAATCATCATAAAGCGCAGCTTCAAAAGTAAATTCTATCTTGTAAGTCTTTTCTCCAATTTTAATATCCATAGTTCTCATTTCTCCTTTTAATTTGAAAAAAGGCAAGGGGTTTAATCCTCGCCTAATTATTGTTATTAGTTACGCTTTTGGTGCTACTGTGAATGTTGATATTCCCAAGGCTACTGCTTCGGTTACTGTGAATGTTGCAAAAACATCTATTGGTGCTGTGTTCGGAATGATTGATACTGATAAAGGAATTATTCCATCATCAACATCACCTGGAACTGCCGAAATCTGTGCAACGTAAGAATACTTTGCGAGTCCACCAAGACCGTCAGTACCGTAAAGATGGATAACATCAACCTTTTTACCCGCCATTGCATTAATCGCATCAAGATAAGTCCTTTCATCAAGAAATCCTTCTGCTTTTATTAATCCCGACTGTGCTCTGCCAGTTTCAAACGTTTGAACCATATCTTCAAGTGTGGATGATTCTTTTACGTCTGGATCCTTTATTGGAGATGGAATCTTTGTTGCCCTAACTAATAACTTGTAGGTGCCCGCTAATGTTGCGTTTTCTGTAGCGTGTTCTCTAAATATAATTCTTGATTTTAAGCCTGTTGCCATAATTGTTTCCTCCTATTTTGAGTAAAAAAATAAGCCCTTAAAGGACTTTTGTTAAACGGTATCATCATCAGAAATGGTTCGACTATATCTTCCGACACGCTTTAAAATAGTCGCATCTGATAAATTATCAATTTTTGCGAATCCAAATATACGTTTGTAATACATCGTTTTCATTGCATCATCTGCTACCTTCGCAATACCTCGGCTAATAGATAATGCAGAATCCGTATTTGTATATATCTCGATTTTGATTGCAGAACCAACGGAAAGTTCGTCATTCTCTAAATTCGTTCCATTAATTGAATTATCAATCTGTTCAATTACTATTGTAGGGAATACTGTTGGGGCAATCGTTGGAGTTGCTGTTGAAAAATTATATTTCGTATACTTCTGTGCAACTAAATACTGTGTTATCAAATATTTTAATTTCGTATACACGATACTTTCCACATCAATCATTTAGCGAATACCTCCTTCGCAATAGCATTTACTCTCTTTCGTAACTCAATGGCTGTTTCCCACATAAAAGGCTTTGATGGTTGACCTTGAGACCAAAACCATTGTCCATCTTTTTCATAGAACCAACCCTTTTCACCGTGTTCGTTAACGTCATATTTCCAACTAATAAGTGAAGTCATTGGATGTGGATTTTCAGAACCTATTATCCCGAATCCGAATTCAACGAAAGGAGCCCACGCACAATCAGTATATGTGACCCATGTAGCACCATCTTTCGTACTTCCTTGATATTCTGTATCTAAACTAGAAATAAGTTCGCCACTGTAGATTGCGCCCTCTTCTGCTATGTTTACCCTTGCTATATATACGCCCTCTTCTGCCAATCGCTCAGCAAGAATCTTTGTTTTGTAATTTATTTCAGCCTTGAAGTTTTCGACTTCTTTAATTGCTTTTGTTATTTCAGCAACGGAAAATCCAAATGATATTACTTTTGCCATATCATTCCACCTCATTCTTAGTAATCGCCTTGAGAGCAATTGTCAATGAATTAAGACTTTTAGCAACTGGGGCGGCGATTGAATAATCTGCACTATCCTTATTGGCTGTTCCATCCGCATTCAATATTGGAGTAGTTTCATACCATATAAGAGAAGTTTGTTTGATTGGTAATTTCATATTACAAGATGAAATAGTTCTGGTGAAATCAAGTGAAGTTCCAAAAACTGCTGTCTCTGAATCACCTTTTCCCGCCGAAATATTTGCTTTAAATAAAACTGGCGCTGAATATCCAGTTGTTACACCTTTTTCAATCGGAACTTGAACACCATCAATGTCGACGTAAAGGATGTTTCCATTTTCATCTTTTTCGTATTCTATAATTTTTGCACCATAAAGGGCGTAATATAATGTTTGTTTGTTTCTTTCTAATGACCTCATATTACACACTCCTAATCTTTAATAAAATAAGACGCTATGCTCTCCCAACCCCTTGCATATATAAATTAGCATCTTTCCCTTGCGACATTTTACTGTCGCGCATCCATCTTAATTACTAAATAACTTTCCAATCCTCTGCAAGAGTATCGTTAACAGATGGTACCCAAGTACTCATAGTGTCATTGACATTTTTAATTGCAAAGAATGGATTCAGTTTCACTCGCCCGATTCCTCTATATGGAATTTCACAATCATTAATCTGCACAATCCACATATTTTTACCGTTCCAACCATTACGAGCAACTTTATTACCTTGCTTTAATTCTTCTAACGCTTTTCCAAAACTCATAATTGCTCCATTTCTAAATTACAGTGTTCCAACAATAGTTACGATTCCATCAAGGAAACTAGAAGGGATTCCCGCACTTTCATATCCACGATTTGTACCGTTTTCATTATGGCTTTTTTCACCTTCACTGCCTTTTCGATTATAAAGGTATGCCGCTATATCGAGTATTTCACTTTCATAATCGGCTAATATAATTGCCTTTTGTGCTTCTGTACAACCATAAGGTCTACGTGCTTTTACCACTGCTGAAACAGCACGGTTAAGCTTAAGGGTGAGATAATCATCTTCACCCTCGCCTAGTTCTATCTTGAGTTTTTCTAATAATGATTCCACCCTTATCACCTACCTTTTATTTAGGCTTTACATACAGCTTTAATTACAGCTGCAGCTACTGCCTTATAATCTGAATCAACTTCTGCGATAACAACTTCATATCCAGTTGTAGTTACGAAATCAGCACCTTCTACATAAGCTGCCCAAGTTCTAAGACTTGTTCCATAGTTAGGAAGTGTTGCCCCAGTTGCTACAGCCTTAACTTTATAACTATTGCCAGCTCCTAAAGCTTCTGTTACTGCAAATACAGTTGTTCCAGTTGCTGTTCCGGCTACAGATGTTGCGGTCAAGAAGTCAAGTTCTGCGTTAACTTCTGTTGGAACTCCAACTCCAAGTAAGTACACTTCATCCATTCTTTCGAATGATGGAAGTACGATCATTGAAACGGTTGTTTCTGTCTCTACTGGAATAGCAGCTGTTGTAATTACAGTTACAGTAATTCCGTTATCAATAATTGAAACCTCAGCATTGGCATTCCCCATGAGAGTTCTTTCCTCTGGTGTTGTACCAAACCAAGTTTTTCCAAGTGTTCCTTCTGGTAAGAATGCAACAAAGCCATCTGGAACGAGTTGAATATCTGCAGCTGATTCATCTTTTACAATTTTGTTATACACAAGAATTGTTAAGCTACATTTAGCAGCAATGAATGTCTTAAGCATAGGATCATCAAGGAAGATGTTAGCTGTTGAATTCTGTGCTAAGATCGCGCTTTTAATTTGTTCACTCTCAAGCATCATATCGAAAGTAGTCTGATTCATAAGCATATACTTAGGAATTGAACCTTTCTTTGATAATGCTCTCTTTACATCTTTGATATCAGATAATGGTTTAGCTGTTGTTGGATTGCTCCACTGAAATGTACCAGATAAATCTTTTCTGTTTGAAAGAGCCCAAGTGCCATCTCCATCATAGTTATATGAATAATCCACATCACCATCACTAATATAAATTGATGGACCACCAGATGTAGGAAATAACAATTGCATTCTCATACGTTCTGGAACAACTCTAGCGCCTGAAACTAATGTATCAACATCACTATAAATATGTTTAAGCACTTCTTGTGCATATGGATCAGACGATTCTTGCACTCTTAGAATTTCTTGCTGATCTTCTTCTGATACTGTCATAGACTCACGGAAGAATGCCATTTTCTGTTGATCGAATTTAAACCCTTTACGAGTTCTGATTTTTGACTTAGCATCAAAAGTACTTGGTGCCAATGATACTGCAAGACCTTTGTGTGTTTTAATCCATTTAAGGTCTAATCCCATCTTTTTATCGCGTGGGAAAAATCCCTCACCTAAGTCTGCTATCTTATTACTTGCAGCTGCTGTCTGATTCAAAGCTACTGCTTTTGCTGTATAAATTGCTGATAAATTCATAATTTCTTCCTCCTTATTCCCAGATAACCATAGGTAGTTTTGTTTTGACACTTGCGTTAATTGTTAATCCACTGTTTGAAGCTACAACCGCACTATTCAAATAGCCTTTTACGATTAATGCGCCTTGTGGACATACTGCATATACATCTCTTAGCAAGATTCCGATAGCAGCCGATGTAGCACCATTATCAATAGTTCCTAACGTTGTAATTGGTGTACCGGCCTTGCATACTCCATTTGTAAAAGCTGTTGAATCTAAGGTTCTTGGAATTGCTTCAAAACCCGCTCTTTTTAAAATGTTTACTTCATCTGCTACTGTTGTTTGGGT